TTCGACCGTCGGCGTGTTGAAGCTTATGCTGTCGCCTCTCGTGGCAAGATTCGTTGCCGGAATGCCGAAAATCACGCGATAGAGCCAGAAGTACCGGTACTTGCCGTTGCTCTTCTTTGCTCGAAATCCAACAGCCACCGGCGATGGCATCCCTTCGCCCTGCGAGATCACCACGCCGTTATCATCGATCACCGCTCCAACCAGATCGCCGGCGACCGCAGCCCCGATGTCGTTGATTCCGAGCGAGAGTTTACCGCTCTTGAACTCCTTTACGACCTCTGCGGCTGCATCGTCGGCGAACAGCGTCGCTTCATTCAACTCGATCTCCAGATCCGCAGACATCGCCTTTGCCAGCATCTGCGGCGTGCCGTACGTTTCATCCCCGGCTGAGTCCTCCGTTATCTTGGAATAATACAGCCGGTCCAACCCCACTGTAGCCATTCAGTTTTCCTCCGTTTCTTTTGCGACGTCAATCGCAACGTGAAAATATCCCGTATCGTCTTCACGGCCTATGAATCGCCGATCAGTCACGATAAATCCCGCCGAGAGCAATGCTCGGACAAGCTGGTCTTTCTTTTTGGTATAGTTTCTCTTCGAAAAGAGCGACAACCGCGCTTCCTCGACATTCAGTCCGGGATAGTCGTCACAGTACAACGTGAAATGCTCCGAGATCGGGGTGATCACGACATACTCTTCCGGCGCTGTTCTGGCGAAGACGCCCGTCTCGACCGGAAGCCCTACGCTTTCCACGATCGTGTTTAATTCTTCCAGCATGCTCACTTCACTCCCAGCTCTCCCTTCAGCACGTTCTGCATAGCCTCGATACAGGGTTTTCTGCTGGAAGCCCGTGTCGGCTTTAGAATCGGCTTCGGCGGTTGACCATGCTTTCCATATTCCAGAATGTTTGCCAGCATGGCGTTGCTCACGCTCCGGCTCTCGGAAAATCCTACCTTGACATCAAAGTTACCCTCGTCGTTCACCTTGACCGGCGATACGCCAAGCGCCGTGAGCAGTCTGCCGGTCGAACGGGATTGATACTTCGTATTCCTGCCGATTACGCTGCTCAGGTTACTCTTCATTTTCTCGAATACAACCTTGCCGCCAGCCTCCAGCGCCTTCGGAATAGCAACATCTGTTTTCGCAGAAATCTTCGTCAACTGGTCCATGAATGCCGTTGGAAGCTGTATCGACACCTTAGCCATGCGACGCCTCCAATCTCTTTGCCAACACCTCGAGGTACATCTTTTTTCCCTTTACATCCTCAACGGACGTGATTTCGAACCGTTCACCATCGCACAGAACTACCTGCTCCGTGGTCAAGGTCAGCCCGGGAATCGTCCGAAAGCGGAAGAGATCGGTTGCCTCCGAGAATGCGGCGCGGTTGACCCATTTCTGGGAACCGTGCCGCCCTTCCCGGTATGCCTGTACGGACGCGACGATCGTATCCGTTTTTGTCGCAAATCCTTCCGCGTCCTTACCGACTGTTTCTTCAACAATCGAGATGCGCACGTTCATTTTGCCAAAGCTCACGAACCCACCTTCCAATCCCGATCGAGTCGGAGCAGTGTATTCACCGTGTTCCACACCTGCTGACCAGCCTGTACGTTGTCCGCGAAGAATCCGCCCGTGCTGCCGTCCCGGCTTTCATAAAAATGGGAGGCCAACATGATTACTGCCGCCTCGGTTGCGGGAGGCATAGCTGCCGCTTCATATGTCCCGGCGGTCAGGTGCTGATAGCTTTCCGCGTAAGAAACAGCAGCGTCGATCAAGCGATGTAGCAGTTCGTCATCTGCGTCATGCTCGAGGATCAGGTTCGCTTTGACCTTCTCCAGCAACGTACTCATATCGTTATGCGTCCGCCGCCATGATCCCGGCCGCCTTCAGCGCAGCAAGCAGCGTATTGAAATCTACAGTCAGCGCGGCAATGTCTGCCGCGACGCTCGCAGCCTGGTTGGCGGCGATACGGACGACACCGGAACTGTCCGCCGCAGCGGAGGGAAGCCCCGTCACCGAAGCTCCCTCCTGAATCTCCAGCGTGCCACCGATCACCAGTCGATCGCCGCCATCCGTCGCGTAGTTCTTACAGTTGCGGGTCACGTCGCCCACAGGAGTATCCACGATTTCCATGTATACCCTCCATTACGCCTTCTGCTGCAGGACCTTGATCGCTTCCGGCAGGATGAGCTTGCCGTCGAGACGCTGGGACGCGAGGAAGCCTACCTGGCCGGTGGTCGCGTACAGCTCGTTTAGGCGCTTAAACGTGCGGCCCTGACGGTCGGCGATCCAGTAATAGGAGAAATCACCAAATGCGATGGACTTATTCCCCGCCGCGACGGAGGGCATGAACTCACTCGTCACGATGCGGTGGCCGAGAATCGTATCCGGCGCGTTTTCCGTGATGCCCGGTCGCCAGAGATACTGACCGTCGCCGTCCTTCAGCTTGCGCAGCAGCTTCACGGTCGTGTCGTTGAGCACGAAAACCGCACCCTTGCGGTACGGTGCGCGGAGCGAGTACACGAGGTCGATCAGCTCGTCGCCCGTGATCGCGGAAACGCCCGCCGTGGTCACGCCAACTTCCGCGCCTCCGGTGGCATTGAGGATACCGATGGGCTTACTTACGCCATTACCGTTGAGGAACGCGTCCTCTTCCTTGTCGCCGATGCGCTTGCCGAACTGCTCCGACACATATCCTTCGATGTCGAAGATGCTGTCCGATAGCAATTCCTCCGACACCTTGATCATGGTCGCGAGCTTATACGCGCCAAGGACGACCTGCGAGAAGGAATCGTCCGAGAGGGGATAGGTGCCCTCTTCATCGACCCAGTCGGCGGAGCCTTTTGACGCAACCACCGGAATCTTCCGATCTCCGTAGCTGGTCTGAATCACGTGGCAAAGCGGACGCAGCACATTCGCTTCCGTCAGCTTCTGCACCAGCGTCTTTTCGAACTCATCCGGTACAAGATAGCCGCCCTCGCTGTCGGTGCCTTCGACCAGGGAGTTGAGAATCTCCGGTCGCGGATTCTTCGAGCGGATCGCGTTCCAGAACGCCTTCTTATACTCGGCGGTTGCGCGGCCAGTCTTTTGCTCCGCATTGGTTTGCGCAGGTTTGCTGGTCAGCGGGTCGGCGGTGGGCTTGTTGAGCTCCGCGTCCAACGCCGCCTGGCGTTCAAGACGTTCAACCTCTCTACCGAGCGCGACGACCTCGGCCTCCATCTTTTCATATGCGCTTGCGTCCTCGGCGGAGAGCAGTCCATCCGTTCCGCGCTTGACGTCCAGAAACGCCTTTGCGGCATCCCATTTCTTCGCGCGGTTCTCGCGCAGCTGTAGAATCGTATTCATTCATTTCCTCCTTAGTGTGAAATCAAAGAGAGCCGCTGATAAAGCGGCTCCACGGGGTATCTCGATTCGGTTGCTTGGGCAACGAGGGCCTCCTCCATAGCAGGTGGTTTACTTGCCTGTTTTCGTTGCACCTTGTTGAGCAGCGAGTTCGTGACCGCGCGACGCGAGAAGCTGAACACAGCATCATCGTGCTTCGCTTGTTTCTTCTCGTCCTCCAGCACACCGTCCGCAAAACCAAGCTCAATCGCTTTATTCGCGTTCATCCACGTTTCCGCATCCATGAGGTGCGCGAGCTTCGCGCGGGACATGCCCGTTTTCAGCTCATATGCGTTGATGATGCTCTCCTTGACCTCGTCTAGCATGGCGATGGCTTTCTGCATCTCTTCGCTGTCGCCAATCGCAACTGTCAGCGGATTGTGAATCATGAGCAAGCTCGTCGGGGCCATGAGCACCTCTGTACCCGCCATAGCGATGACCGACGCAGCGCTCGCCGCGATGCCGTCGATCTTGACCGTGATATGCCCTTTATAATCCATGAGCATGGTGTAAATCTGGCTCGCCGCCACGCAGTCGCCGCCCGGACTATTGATCCAAACAACAACGTCACCCGTTCCGGCGTTCAGTTCGTCCCTGAACATCATCGGGGTGACGTCGTCTTCAAACCAGCTCTCTTCGGCAATCGTGCCGTTCAATGTCAATGTTCGGGTGCCGTCCTCGTTTCGCACCCAGTTCCAGAATTGCTTTTTCAAGCGGAATCCTCCTTTTTTGTTGCGTTTGCAAACACCCCCGCATCCTCCAGCTTCGTCATGGCCCCGTTAATCAGGTACAGATCGCCGCCCAAATCAGGTGAAATGCGATCGAGGTTCTCGAGTTCGCGGATGTCGTTCGCGCTCATCCAGCCGTTCTGTCGTGCGGTGGCATACCCAGTCATTCGCGAGGCGTAGTCGCCACGTAACAGCCCGTCCACATTGAACTTAATGAAGTACGTCGGCTTCTCGCTTTCGCTGAACAGTACCCGACACATGCTCTGTTCCCAGCGCACAACCCAGGGATCGAGTGTATATTTCACGAATTCCAGCGACTGCTGTTCGATGTTACTGAACGACGATTTCTCCAAGTCCGCCAGCATATGCGGCGGCACGCGGAAGATGCGCGCGATCTCATTGATCTGGAACTTGCGCGTTTCCAGAAATTGCGCCTGCTCCGGCGCGATCCCGATGGGCGTATACTTCATGCCTTCTTCGAGCACCGCGATTTTGTGTGCGTTCGCGCTGCCTTGATATGCCGAGTTCCAGCTTTCCTTGACCCGCTGCGGATCTTTGATCGTGCCGGGGTGTTCCAGTACGCCGGACGGTGCCGCGCCGTTGGCGAAGAACTTTGCGCCATACTCCTCTGTTGCAATTGCTAGTCCGATCGCATTCTTCGCCATGGCGATTGGGCTGTAACCGATCAGGCCGTCGAACCCGAGTCCGGGAATGTGCAGTACGTCCGAAGGAGAAAGTGTCACCCAGATTGATTTGCCCAATGTTGCGGGATCTTCTACACTCCTTTGGTACGAATAAAAAAGCCGGCCGGTTTGATCACGGTCGACTGTCATTTTATTCGGCATGAGCGGGTAGAGTGCGATCACCTCGCCTCTGGCG